CACACTGTACGAAATCAAACTTCAATACTACCTGATAAGGAAACTTAGCGAAGCCCTGTACATCTAGTTGTTGAAGTATGACCACTGTACAAAAACTCCTTGACCAAATCTCTGACCCCAATGCGCGTGCGGCATACTCTCAAGAATGCCTGTCAGCTGCAAAAAACGCGGCCACCAAGGCGATGACTATAGCTCCTTATGCTGTCACACAGACGGAAGCACTCACCTTGGAGCGCATTGGGATAACCACCTCACCATTCGCTACCACTTCACACACACATGCGGCTGACAAAATTATTGAAAATGACTGCCTTGAAATTATCAGCCACTATTTACCTAAAGATCCCATCACTTTAATACAACTAAAACGATCAAAATTACATCTTCTCAAAAGGGGGCCCAACAACGACGTCTTCCAAAATTATTGTCACGAGCCAAAAGACGTCTTGAGATTTGGTATAACTAACCCCCATGTCTGCCCCATTGTGACGACATCATGCGCTGTCATATCTGACACCTTACATTTCATGTCCTCACAACAGTTGTGGACATTATTTGCGCAGAACCCAGCCTTGCAACGGCTGTATGGCACCCTCGTCTTACCAGTTGAAGCCATTCATAAGCTGCCCAGTCTATTTCCGGAAATCTATAAGCTTGAATATTACGATAAACACTTCGCTTATATGCCCGGAGGACATGGAGGGGGAGCTTATATCCACTCCTATGGCACTCTCAAGTGGTTAAGCACTGCCCAGATTGGTTCGGGGTCAAACCATCTGAGCATCGAGAAAATCGAGACGAAAGCTGCACACCATGTCGTGGTTATCCAACGTAGGAGACCGGAATTACCATGGCCCCTACCACCTGTGTGGGTGTTCCATGCATCAGACTATGTTAGGCTTCCCGAAATTTTTTATCCAAAAGAAGCTAACGTGCAAAGACCTTACCCACACGTGTTTATTAAACGCCTGCAACTCTATTGCTTTTCTGTCAAAGCAGTCTCATTGCGCGACATTTTCGCGAAAATTCGGCAGGTTCTACCAACCGAGGAACTCGCTCGGTTCTCCACAGCCGACTTAATACGGTTGGCAAACTACCTACTCTTCATAACCGGCATGCAGCAAACGAGTGACTACCAATCCCCGCTGATGGAAAGCTTGCTAGGGAAGATATGCTTGTCGATACGAGCAAGGATTCGGGAATTCTTTCAGGACTTGATGGGCAAGTCATCCTACGCAGCGCTATTAACAGTCACGGACGTGCGCCCTGTATACTTCACAACCAAGCCAGCCCGCAGACCAGTCTGTGGTGAGCAATGGTTCGAGGAAGAGGAAATTGAGGAGGATCGAATCGCACCATCACCCACTGGCTATCCAAGACCATCACCCGACGACCTGGATCTGCTAGCAGAATTTGAACGACAGGAGGTCTTGAAGGCTCAAGATGATCAACGAAGATATCAGAGTGACGCGTGCTGCCCAACACGCCAACAGAACATGGTTGATGTGCCAACTCAGGCTTCCTCGAGCCACGACAATGGGCTAGTTGGCGAGTGCTCAAATACACACATTCCGGCACCTACTGACGAACGAAATTCTCCTGGAACAGCTGGAGAAGATCTGAGTGACAGCACGTCTGATGGGCATGTCACTGACTGGAGCGACAGTGAGAGCGACAGGGATGACCACGATCAAGACTCCCAAGCTGCTGATGACCTTCTCTTCAACGAAGCTGACCTACCCGAACTGGAGGAGGTTGTGTCTGAGCCGGAAGGAAAGCAAGCAGAACCGACCCCAGCGTCTGATGAGAGCGCAGACTTGGACGCGCATGAAGATATTTCCCCTGACGAACCTGTGGAGCTATGTACTGCGTCAGCAACAAGGCCGCAAGAGCCCACCAAAACTATGACGGTCAAGTTAGAATCACTAGACGATGAGACGGTTGAGATACTTAAAATCCACGGCTTCACCAATCTCAAACCGCAACATGATGGTCAATTCCAAATTTCCCCCGTATTCTACAACCGGCAAACGAGGCACTTGCCGCATTATGACGGGATAACCACCGCAACCCAATCACACTTCATACACATGGCGAGAGAACTGAAGCGGGAATGCTACCGTTACAAATTGGATGCGAAGCGGGCAACGGCATTCATGTCGGACGTTAAGAACAATCTAACCGGCTTGGTTTTGCCAAAACTTGACAGGGATTTACTAACATCCTGGGTGGCCCTAGCGGAAAATGCCAAGAGGGATGTTGGGCTCATCGTGATCCATGGCGCAGGGGGTGCCGGGAAAAGCAGGGCACTGCAAGAGCTGCTGAGGCACGGGAAAATGGACAACAACGAAGTTAACATCGTAGTGCCCACCATCAATCTCGCTGCAGACTGGAAGAGGAAGCTGCCAAGCATGGACCCTCGACGGATCATGACGTTTGAGAAAGCATGTGAGCGTGAGGGCAAATCAATTGTCATAATGGATGACTATGGAAAGTTGCCAGCGGGCTACATTGACGCTTACTTGGCTATCAAGTTCAACGTTGAGCTCGTAATTCTCACTGGGGACCAAAGGCAATCCGTCTTCCATAATGATAAGAGGGACTCCCAGATAGCGTTGCTAAGCTCCAACACAGATCATTACAAGCGATACTGTGACTATTATCTCAACGCAACGCATCGACAACCCCAACGCCTCGCCAACCCAATTAAAGTCCACGCGCAGAGGGAAGCAGGTGGAGCAATTAAACACGCCACTCTCATACCGCCCCATGCTATGACACTTGTGCCTGCTTTCCGTAGCCAATCGCTACTGACTGACTTGGGTCGCCAAGCGATGACTTACGCTGGTTGCCAGGGCCTCACTCTCCCCCACCTTACCATTGTGTTGGATAAGGACACACCTTTGTGCTCCGATGAGGTGTTGTACACGGCATTATCAAGGGCGTCGGAAACGATCACATTCGTTAACACCCACTCCAATAACAAAGAGTTTCTGGACAAGCTTGACTCAACGCCATATCTTAAAACCCTGATATCCGGAGTACGGGAGGATGAACAGGCTGGCCAAGAACAACCTCCTCCAGAGCCAGTTGTGCGTGAAGGACCCACCAAAACTCACATTCCAGTCTCTAACAACAATGTCCAGCTCGAAAGTAAAATAGAGACTATGGAAGATAAAGACACTCGCGAACTCTGGTCGGGGGAGGAAAAAACGAACCTGATGCAGACGCAGGATCCAGTGATACAGCTCTTTCCCCATCAACAAGCGAAGGATGAAGCTCTCTTCAAGATCACTATAAACGAGAGGATCCGTTTAGCCACCCCTGAAGCTAATAAGAAAGCGCTCACGGAAACTCTTAACGCAGGAGATTTACTCTTTGAGGCATACGCAAGCTTCATGAATGTGCCCCGAGAGACTCAGGCCTTCGATAAGCGTTTATGGGCACACTGTAGACAGCTCGCACTGCGTACCTATCTCTCCAAACCAACAGCAAACCTTCAACAAGGAGCGAAGCGACAAGACCCTGATTTCCCTGAGAACGCAATTGCACTGTTCAACAAATCACAATGGGTCAAGAAGTTGGAGAAGGTAGGGTGCAGATTCAAGGCGGGGCAGACTATATCGGCATTTAAACAATCAACAGTGCTGCTCACCACAACAATGGCTCTTTACTTGCGGAAAAAGAGGGAGGGCCACCAGCCTGATAACGTTTTTATAATGTGTGAGAAGACGCCCGAGCAGTTTAATTCATTCGTGCTCACCAAGTGGGACTTCACTAGACCCAATTACACGTCTGACTACACACAGTACGATCAATCTCAAGATGCAGCTTTCCTCAACTTTGAATTGAGGAAAGCGAGGCATTTCGGGGTGCCTGACGAAGTGGTAGATTTTTACGCCTTCATCAAAACACACGCTAAAACGTTCCTAGGCAACCTTGCTGTGATGAGATTGAGTGGGGAAGGGCCAACTTTCGACGCCAACACAGAGTGCAACATTGCTTACGACGCCCTGAGATTTCAGCTTGACCATACAGTCAAAGCCTGTTATGCAGGAGATGACCTAGTCCGTGACAAGGCCTGTGAAGAACGACTCGGCTGGAAA